AGCCGGGAAAATTCACCAGCAGCATCCGTACTGCCTCACCAGCACTGGCAACCTCAGCCAAAAACTTGCGCTGTCCAACAAACTTGGCAAGCGGACCGTAGAGCCTAACTTCCCTTTCCATGGCGCAAAACCCTACCAGTGCATTTTAAGAGCCACTCACCCAATAAGTCACGACTAGATAAGCGACCCCGCAGATGATGCAACACCAGCTGATCACCGATGTAGACACCGACGTGGTTGAGCTTGTTTGATTCAATCGCCATCAGCATCGCGTCGCCAGCCTGCATTTCGGCAATGTCCACCTCATAAAAGCCAGACTCGCGCCAGCAGTCATCGAACATCGGCGCCGCGTTGAACTCCGCTGGTGTGGTCGGGCGATCCCAGTCAGGCAGTTGCAAGCCTTGCTCGCCATACCAGTCGCGCACCAGCGTCCAGCAATCACTGACGCCCCAGACCCACTCCCGCCCGATCAGCGGTGCTTTGTAGCCTTCAGGCGACAGCTCGCCCCATTGCTCGGTCTTGGGGTTGACGATGTACCAAGGCAGACCGGACTTTTCGCAGGCAACGCGGTCCGCTTCGCTCGGTATCGGTGGAGTTACCGGATGGCTATGGACAACGCCAACTACTTCGCCCTTGTCTTCGACGGCGGCATAGTCCTCGGGGTCAAGGATGAAGAACTCGTTGCCTTCCGCCAGATTGCGGCACGGGACATATCGCTTCCGTCCTTTGATGACCACCAGCAGACCGCAGGCTTCACGCGGGTCTTCCGCCTTGGCGTGTTCCAGTGCTGCAGCCTTAGCGGTTGGATTCATCCGTTGAACGCACCGATGCCGGGGAATGCGCCGAAGGGTAGTTCAGCCGTAGCGCCGAATCGCGCCTGACAACTGCTCAGGCGTTTGCCGCATACATCGCTGGCGGAACTGGCAACAGCCTTGTCATTCTCGTCGAAATACTTAGTCCCGGCGTAGCCGCATTCCGAACCCTTGTAGACCCACGGGCAAAGGTTGGCGCTGCACTGCCGCTTAGGTGCGCGGACACCAGCAAGGTCAAACGAGGCGGCTGCTTCAAACTCAACCGCGTCGCGGTTCTCAGCAACCTTGCGGGCGATGTAGTAAATCTCATCTGGCAGCTTGGCGCTGGTATCAGGCGTGCCGTAGGGATTGGTGCCGCCTGTAAAGTTTGCGCCGTCGATGTAGCGGACCAGCGTGCGGATGCGCGTCAGTTTGGCGCCAGTCAGATCGTTGCCGGGTGTGGTCTGATTGACGCTCAGCAGGATTGCGGTGATGCTGCCCAGCAGGTTTGCAACGCGGATTGTCGGACGTGGCAGGCTGCCGCTTTCGGCGTTGTACTCAAAGCCTTCAACCTCAATCGGCAAGGCTGAGTAGGTATTGGTCGCCCAGACGATGTTGCCGTTGGTAGTTAGCGCGTTGGTGCCAGCGTGGAATCTGTAGGTAAACGCCGTGCCATGGATGTTGGCGAAAAGCTCCAGCTCAAACAGCTCAATAATGCTGCTTGGGTTGATCTTCTGTAGCTCAGAAGTGGGGACTGCCATTACGGTTCAAATACCTGCTGGAACGTGGCGCTAATTTCGTTCACATTTGCGTATTGATGAGTGCGCTGCCAAGACAAGCAAATCCATTTATACGCAGTGCTTTCATCTAAAGGCGTCCAATCAAAACTTGCAGCATCTGCAGCGCGAGCATCAAAGAATGCCTCAATCGCATCAGCATCAGCATTGGTTTTGGCAGTCCAACGCAGATCCCAAACCTTGGGGTTCATGTGCGATGGGATCCCATACAGCAAACGCTGTTCATATCCATCACCAAATTGAACACGACGAACTCGTGGTTCAGATTTTTTTACGGCACCAAAATCAGGCGTTGTTCCACCAGTGCTTGTGCCAACGGTGGCATCGTTGAAGGTAGCCATTATGCGAGCAAGCCTCCGGGACGTTTTTGCTTGATGAGTTCTTGACGGATGGCAACGCCAATGGCTTCACCAAGACGCTTGGACTCACCATCGTTGCCCTGCACGCTACTACCGCTTGCATCAACGTTCACCACGATATTGCCAGCCTCGGTGCCACCACGCATCGTTACAGGGATGGTGCGACCGTCAGGCAGTGGTACATAGGCTTCAGGGCGGCTGCCTTCACCGAACATTGCGAGCTGCGGTGAGGTGGCAATGCCACCAGCGGCATAACGCTTCAGAGGCAATGCGCCATTGCCGGTCATGATGCCGCCATTGGCAAAACCAAGGAATTTACCGAAAGCACTACCGCTAGGAACAATGGCTTTCAGCGTCTGGAACATTGCAAATTGAATAAAGATTCGACTTAGGTCATTAAGGACAGAGCGGGCAAATTCACGAAACTGCATCTTACCAGTAGTGACATATTCATTTAGTTGGTCGCCAAGTCCTAGGAAGGCATTGCCGAGAGTGGCGCCAAGGTTTGAAGCAAGTTCGCCGGATGATTTAACAACCTCAGCAAATGATTGCAAAACTTGCCCGCCAAAAGTTTTAGCCAGTTCGCGAGCCTCTTTGATCTTTTTAATTAATGTTTCAAGTGCCTCTATTTCGCTTGGCATTGCGTATTTAAACTTTTCTCGAATGTCGGCAAGCTGTTGTGTAAATCTAATTTCCTCAGCCTGTTTTTCTGTTGCTAATCCATATTCAGCTCGCATGTTTTGCAACATATCCGCCCTTTCTTTTTTCTGTTCAAGAATGTTTTGAAGGGATTCGGACATAAAATCTCTTTCTTCTTGCAATGCATCTTTGAGCTTTCGGTTGATTTGCAATTTTTCAGCCAATGCGTCGTTGTTACCAATTTCACCTTTATTATATTTTTCCTGTAGTTTCAAAAGGCTAATCCGTTTTTCAAGATATGCCTGCTGCAATTTATCTCCCCGCTCTTGTGCAATATCAAATTGTGCTCTCAGTTTCAATTCGGCAATACTTTGATCCGTAAGTTCTTTTTTCGCCTTTTTTTCTTTTCCAAGATTTTGTAAATTAGCACCGCTATAGTCTCTATTTGACAATCCCCTGCCTGTAGCGGCAAGCGTTTGCTTGATAATTTCTCGCTCACCACGAAGCTGTTTTAATTGAACTTCCGCAATCTGACGGGGAATAGTAAAAGCAAGTCTGCCTCCGGGAATTGCTTCACCAGCGCGATAAGTTTCAACGGTGCGTTCGTATTGTTTGATTTGACGGTCAATTTGCGGCAACCGCTCTTTTGCTGCTGTTTTTGGTAAATCAAGTAAATCGGCAAATGCAGAGAATGCAGGAGCCAAGCCATTAACAATGCTGGTTGCAATTGCTTGGAATGTTGCACCAATTGGTCCAGCAAAGCGACCAAGCTGAACTGTCAAATTATCTAATGCCATGGTCAAACGCTTGCCTGCGTTTTGGGGTGCATCGGCAATAATTTGCGCAGTTTGACCGTAACGTTTGAATAATTCCTCTGAGAACTTAAGGAAATCAGCGAGACTTACTTCGCCATTCTCAAGTGCTTTATCAAGTTCTTGAGGGGTTTTGCCAATTGAGTCGGCGAAAATTGTGAAGGCACCGGGCAAGCGTTCGCCAATCTGTTGACGAAGTTCTTCGGCAGAAACTTTGCCTTTGCTGAATACCTGTGATGTGGCGCGAAGTGCAGAATTAAGGTCTTCAGTGCTGCCACCAGTAGCAGTAACAGCAGCAGAAATACCTTTGAATACTTTTTCTGTTTCAGCGCTAGACATGCCAGCGCCAGCAACACTTGCTTGCAGCTTGGTGTATTGCTCAGTTGTATCTTTTAAAGGAATAAGAAATTGTTTGCTGAGATTATTAACGTTTTGAAGATTCTTGTCGTAATCGGTTTGATTTCGACTAACGCCAGCAAGGGCAATCTGAAGTTTTTGTAATTCAGCGGTATATTTGCCAGTATTGCCAATTGCTTGGCGAATCATTGAAACCTGCGCACCAATAGCACCGCCAACAGCAGCACCAGCAGGACCACCAAAGGCAGCGCCAATACCAGCGCCAAGCATGCCTTCAACGCCACCAAAGATGCCCGAAGCGGCAATTGCGCCGCCAGTACGCGCAAGCCTTGCAATCGGCATTCCACGCCTTCCAGTGGCAGGCATGGGTCCAATCGGAGCAGCATATTGCTGCCCCATTTGAAAATAAGGAGAAGGTTGACCAGAAGATCTGGCAATTAATGCACCAGTAAGCGGATCGCGTGCGCCAATTTGCGCACCCCTGTATGCCGCCAATTGCTCCATCTTGAGCCGACGGCGTGCATCACGGTCAGCTTGTTGTTGCGCTTGACGCTGCTGTTGTGCAACACGTCCTGCAACATCAGGAGGCAAAGCAGGACCAATCGGTGCGCCATATTGCGTAACACCAGCAGTACCGCGATACGCACCCGTCAAAGGATCACGCATCAAGCCTGTCGTGGTCCGCATGGCTGCAGCCGCTTGATTTGCAGCCGTTGCAATGTTTCTGAAATTATTTGCTACTGCAGTTTGCGAACCCTGAAACGTTTTTAGGCGTGCATCAAGAGCTTCGGATTCAGCACGCGCAATACGAAACTCATCAGAAGCAACATCAACGCTATTTGCAATCTCCTTCCAAGCATTTGAATAACCCTTCAGATTATTGATGCTTTGCGTCGAAGCCGTTTGTATCTTTTTTAATTCCTGCGCCAACTCCTTGAAGTTGACATTGGTAGCAGAGGTCTGCTGCCCAAGATTCTTCAAACTGCCTTGCAGCTTGACAAGCTCCTGACCGCCTTGTTGCCGGATTCTCAGCAGCAGTTCAGTGGTCTGGCTCATTTGCGGCTTGCGTTCAGGACGGCTAAAGCTGCCATTTCCATCACCTGTATGCCTTCAAAAATGGCAACAGGATCCTTGGCTGAATACAGCTTACAGAGCCATTCCAAACTCGGGTAGTTCAACCCGGTCAAACCAGCCATGCTCGTATGCCATTGCGTTGACATACGAATGAACATCAACACGATGTCCCAATTCTCCTCCCACACCTCACAGTCCTGCTGAGCAGCCTCAAGTTTTGCTGCAGCAATTTGCTCCTCACTGGCACCTAATGCCTTGAGGTCCGTTTCTCGTTCGTCAACAACGCCGCCCTTTGCCCAATACTCAGCGGCGACTTTTAGTTTTTTGCGACTGCTCCGGTAAGGCTTTCTGCGTAAGCCTGAATCAAAGCTCGCAGCACATAAGGGTCATCACAAAGCTGTTGCTTGTTCTTTTCGGTAAAAGGAATCTCCTTACCGGCTTCGTCAGTAATGCCCTCCCAGCCAAGCAAAATCTCGCCGACAAGAGCGTCATCACCCTTATCGACGAGATCGTTAAAAGAAGAGCGGCTGACCTTTTTAAAGACTGCTTCGAACGCTTGGGTTTCGAAGCGGTTGCCGTCAACGGGGACTTCAACCTTTACTTCCCACTTGTAGGAAGCAGCCTTCTTAAGAACAAACGCCATTGAAAATCAGGTGAACGCAAGGCTCAGTTCGTCGTTACCAGCCGTGGTAGGCAGAGCCAAGTACGGCATGGACAGCGAAACTACGCCGTTGGTATCACCGTATGTTACTCCGGTAATATCCGTCTGGGCAGCAGTCAGAGTGACGATGTTGCCAGCGGTTGCACCAAGGACAAGGCTGCTGGAAGCAGTGGTAACGCCCACAGCTTTTGCAAAGTAGTCAGTGGTGCCAACAGCAGGAGCCTCGATTACCGCAGTACCACCGGGGGCACGGTTGGTGATGATGACTTCCTTGTTGGAAGCCGTCTCCTTGTAGATCAGCTCGTTGTTCAGAGCCAGATCAAACGACTCAATACGCGCACTGGTCACACCATGGAAGGTGGCAGTGGTCATGTTGGTGTCGTTGACTTCGATCGCAGCCGCTTGGTTGGCAACAGTAAAGGTGCCGGACAGAGCGGTGCCATCAGGAGCGTTGTAGATCCCGATAAAGTTGAAGCTGGCAACAGCAAACTGACCAG